ATGCTAGAAAAGATTTATAGTTCACACAGGAAATGGATTAACACAGTTTTAAAATTCGGATGCACAAGGGACGAAGCAGAAGATATTGTTAGTAGTATGTATTTGATAATTGGTACAATGCTAAAAAAAGGTTTGAATATTTCTTATGGAGATGACGTAAATTATTACTATATTTACTTGACGTTAAAAACTACATTCTTACAGATGAAGAACAAACAAAAGAAAGAGGCAAAGGTGCATATTGATTTAGTTTTAGATTTAGAATCTTCTGAGTATATTGATTTTGATGAGGCAAATGAAAGAGTACAAGAAGAGTTGCAAACTTTACATTGGTACGATAGAAAAATATACAATTTAGTTCAAGATGAGTACTCAATTACAGAACTATCAAAGAGAACTAACATAAGTTATCACAGTATTTACAATACATTTAGAAAAGTTAAACAAAAATTAAAAGAAAATATATGAAAAAAATAACAACAATATTAATACTAATCGTATTATTGGGATGCTCAAAAGATATTGAGCCAGAAATTGACTGCGGGTGCAAAGAGGTAATTGTAAGAACAGTTGCAGAAGTATGTAACGGAGGTGCTAACCTTTGTATTGAAGAAACAAAGACAGTAGTAAGAGACTTAGAAGGATGCTACACAAAGCAAGAGATTACTAACAACACATTTACTATATCAAAAGAAAGTTATAGAACTGTTAAATGCAGAAGAACGTTATGACAAACGGAATAGTAATATTTTTAGCAGTATTTACAGTAATAATGATTTACGATTATTTAAAAAGTTAAATTATGGAGGGAATTATAGTAGTATTGTCAGTTGTAATTATTGTTATAGCTGTTAGAAATTTGTAAAATATGAGGCTAGGAGACTTAATAGAATTAATTACAAGATACACAGGGATTAAATACATTTTTAAAAAGGTATTTGGCAATGATTGCGGATGTGATAAAAGACAAGAACAATTAAATGAGATTGAATTATGGTAACATCAAAAGAAAAGGCAGCAGATAAAAAAGTCTGGAAAGAAGTAATAAAAAGAATAACCAATAAAATAACAAGAGCAGATTTAAAAGTAATGTTTGAACTACACTCAAAGCATTTTAACCACAAATATCAAGAGCCTTGCACTTGTAATAAAGATAAGTTAAGGTTGTGGATAAGCGAACTAAATACATATTTTAAATTATGAAAAGAGAAATACTAGAATTATTAAAAGAGACAATTGAAGAAAATTTTTATTTAAAAGAAGAAATAAAAAACTTTCAATCACAAGGATTAATGATAAACGAAATGCAGTGCGTAATTAGCAAATTAAAAGCAAACTTAGAGTTTGAAAAACAAAACAAATAACTATGAAGCAAAAGAAACATACAGTAGCAGAAAAGATAAAGGCAATTGAGAAAGCAGTATACCAAACTCACTTAGAAGTTGAGGGATTAATGAAAGCAGTTACAGCAATTATAAAAGCAATAGAAGAAACTAAGCCAAAAGAATAAAAATACAAACCTCTACTAAAATAGGGGTTTTTTTGTATTATATAATTAATAGTTAATTTATTTTAAATGGAGGATAAAAGAAAAAGCAACGGAGGACATAGTACAAAATCAAAAGAAGGAGCAATTGATAAACGCAAGAACGAATACAGAAAAGCACTTGAAGAAGCATCAACAAAACAAGATGTGATTGACGTTATTAATATGATAAAGACCAAGGCAATAAAAAGCAAAGACGTTCAAGCAGGAAAACTGTTTTTAGAATACTATATTGGAAAACCAAAAGATAGTGTTGACATTACAACAAACGGAGATACAATAAACATACCCGTTATTACCTTTAGAAAGTCTTAAAGCCTATGAGTGAGATAGTTATAAATGATTTATTTGAGCCCTTGCGTTCTTCTAGTGCTCGTTACTATGTTGTAACAGGCGGTAGAGGTTCTGCAAAATCTTACAGCACAACTTTAATAGAGGCAACAAACACCTTTAAAGAAGGTTATAATTGTTTATACACAAGATACACAATGACATCAGCAGAGTTGTCTATAATACCAGAGTTTAACGAAAAGATTGAGTTACTAAATTCTTCTGATTGTTTTGACATTACAAAGAAGGAGATTACAAACATAGCGACAGGAAGTAGGATTTTGTTCAGGGGTATTAAAACATCAGCAGGAAACCAAACAGCAAATTTAAAATCTTTGCAAGGAATATCAACTTGGGTACTTGACGAAGCAGAAGAGATGGTTAACGAAGACGAATTTGACACCATTGACTTATCAATACGAAGCAACGTGCAACAGAATAGAATAATACTTGTTTTAAACCCTGTCACAAAAGAGCATTGGATATTTAAAAAGTTCTTTGAATCAAAAGGAGTAACAGAAGGTTTCAACGGAGTTGTTGGGGATGTGTGTTATATCCACACCACTTATTTAAACAACATAGAGAACCTACCAAAATCATTTATAGATAACATAGAAAACATTAGAGTAACAAATCCAAATAAATACAAGCACAAAATACTTGGCGGATGGTTAGACAAAGCAGAGGGCGTAATATTTACAAATTGGAAGTTTGGAACATTTAATCCTGACTCTTTACAAACGTCTTGCGGAATGGACTTTGGATTTTCTGTTGATCCAGATACTTTAACAGAGGTTGCAATTGACAAGTCAAAAAAGACAATATATTTAAAGGAGCATATTTATCAAAACGGTTTAAAGGTAGATGACCTTGCTGCACTAATATTAGAAAAGGTAGGGAGCAAATTAATTATATCAGAAACAGATCCTAGATTAGTAGCAGATTTAAAACACAGAGGATGCAATATAAAGCAGCACAAAAAAGGACTTATAGAGGTTGGTGTTACGTTGATGTTAGAGTATTCAATTATAGTAGAACCAAAGAGTATTAACATAGCAAAAGAATTAAACAACTATGCTTATTCTGATAAAGCAAGTAAGTTATACATTGATGACTTTAACCACGCAATAGACGGAAGTAGATATAATATCGAGCACCATCTAAGAAGTCCTAATTCAGGAAAATACAATATAAGATAATGGGAAACCTTGAAATGATCGCCACAATAGAATGTTACACACATCACAAGACAGGTAAAGAGATTCGTATATCACAGCCAAAGAATCACAACCATTTCTTTCTACTCACAAAGGCGTATGAAAGTTGTAAGAATTATTTTATAAAACACTAGCAAAAAAGTATTATATAATTATGAAGATAGAAATTAACGTACCAACTTCACTAAGCGAGATTACACTTGGTCAATATCAAAAGTTTTTAAAGATAGCAGAGAACAATCCAGAAGGAAACTTCTTAGATGCTAAAATGATAGAGATATTTTGCGGCATACCTTTGTCAGAAAGTTACAAATTAAAGATGTCAAGCGTTCAAGCAATTGTTGACATACTAAATGAGTTGTTAGATATAAACCCAGAGCACGTAGAAAGATTTACTTTGCACGGCATAGAGTACGGATTTGTTCCTGATCTAAATGAAATGAGTCTTGGAGAGTATATTGATCTTGACAGTAATGCAGGGAAGTGGGAGCAGATGCATCTTGCAATGAACGTTTTATATAGACCGATTCTAAATAGTAAAGCGGGCAAGTACAGTATTCAAGAATATAATACACAAGGATCTGAGGTATTAAAAGATATGCCTTTGGATGCAGCAATTGGAAGCCTTTTTTTTTTCTATCGTTTAGGGACGGCGTTATCACAGCATACGATACACTATTCTCTAACAGCGGAGGAAATGAAGGACATTCAAGAGCAGCTAATTTCGGGGCAAAATGGGGTTGGTATCAATCAATTTACGGACTCGCTAATGGGCATATTGAACAATTTGAAAATATCACTAAATTAAATGTGCATCAATGTTTGACAATGCTATCATTTATGAAAGAAAAAGCAGAGTTAGAGTCACAACAAATAAAAAATAAGTTTTAAATGCAAGGATTTTATCAAGTAACACAGACAATAAAAGAACAACTGTTAGCAGATGCAAATGTTAACACAGTTACAACAGGAGATATTGCGAGAATAGATTTATCAAAGCAAACAATATTCCCTTTATCACACCTTATCGTAAATAATGTTAGCAACGAAGATACTGTACTTAGGTTCTCAATGTCTGTTTTATCAATGGACATTGTTGATATGTCAAAAGAAGAAACTGTTGATATATTTATAGGTAATAACAACGAGCAAGATATTTTAAACACACAGTTAGCGGTACTTAATAAATTAGTTCAAGTGCTAAGGGGCGGGGATCTTTATACAAGTAAATATCAATTAGACGGTACACCGAACCTTGAGCCTTTTTACGATAGGTTTGATAATGAAGTTGCAGGATGGGCGTTGACTTTTGATGTGCTTGTGGCAAATGATATTTCAATATGTTAGAGGACTGGGGTTTATTTTACGAGTGGTTACAAACAAAAGGCTATCACGTCTATAGGTATTCTAATATTTTTAGAGGCGATATGTTTATTACAAGTTTTGACCCAATAGAAGACGATGACAGTGGAGAGATCAAAGAAACGATTGACAGAATAAAAAATAAAGATATATTTAATTTTTAAAATATGTTAAAAAACTTACAAGAGGAACTAAACAGATTCGCAAAATATGTAGTTAGTCAGTCAAGGGCAAACCTTACAAGACAGAAAAAGAACAGCTCAAGAAAAGGGTATGATAGTATTGGGTATGAATTAAACGTATCAAAGAATAGTTTTGGATTAGACTTTCTTATGGAGGACTATATGATCTTTCAAGACGTTGGTGTTAGTGGTAAGAAAAAAAAGTATAACACACCTTTTAGTTACACAACTAAAATGCCACCTCCTGCAAAGTTAGATAAATGGATTGTAAGAAAAGGATTAGCGGGAAGAAATAAAGAAGGAAAGTTTATAAGTAGAAAGTCTTTACAGTTTGCAATAGCAAGAAGCATATTTAACAACGGTATTAAACCTAGTTTATTCTTTACAAAACCGTTTAGAAAAGCATTTGATAATCTAGACAAAGATATAATTAAAGCATATGCTTTAGACGTAGAGTCATTGATAAATACAACATTAAAAGATAATTTTAAAACAAAATAATGGCAGTAATAAATGTAAGGAGTCCTTTTTATGTATCTATAAATACAGAAAATGTGTCTATTAGTTATGTCACTTTAGATATTAGAGTGTGGTCTGGTGCAATTGGTTCTGTTCCTTTTACACCTCAGTACAGTTTAAAAAAGTTTAAAGTATTTCACCTTACTTCTTTTGAAATATCGGAACTAATAAAAGATTATATTGATATAGCTTTTGACGGAGATTATATAGGTCAGGCAAATTATGTAAAGACAATTATAAAAACTTTTAATGTTAGTAATTCTCTGTTATCTTCTGTTACTAGTACTAGACCAGCATTTGATTCTTACTCGTATTTTGAAGAGCCTTTGTTTGATATAACAGATACTTCTTTAATGATAACAAATAGAGAAGTATTCCCTTTAGCGGACAATGCTTTTAGGATTCCAATTTACACAGGACTAGCACCGACCTTAACATTCTTTAAAGACAACGAAGTAATATCAACACAGACTTTTGCAAGCACAACAAACAGCACAACACAAATAAAATATGTATCTATTTATGGCACCTCTGTAACTTATGACACCTATGCAGAAAGGGTTGTTGAAGATGGAGGAACCTTTGAGGGTAGCACTTGTTTAAGATCTTTTTTAAGTACTGTTGAAATAGGGGAGGTTGACAAGATACAAATATCAGACTCAAAAGGAACATCAATAATAAAAGTTACAACTATTGAAGAGTGCAAGCACGAACCAAAAAAAGTAACATTTATAAATAAATTTGGAGCGCTTCAAGATGTTTACTTCTTTAAAAAGTCAGTTGAAAAAATGACAATAGAAAAGGAATCTTATAAATCAAATACAAGAAATTCAGCAAACAATAATTACAATACTTCGCATCACGTAAACAGAGATTTTAATGTTGTTGGAAGTGAGTCAATAACTCTTAGCAGCGGATTATTAAGCGAAGAATATAATGAGGTATTTAAGCAAATGATTTTATCAGAAAAATGTTGGATAACAAATGTAAAAGAAGGAGTTGAGCAAGTGTTGCCGATAAATGTAAAAACAGGAAACATAACTTACAAGACTTCTTTAAATGATAAATTGGTTGAGTATACTTTTGATTTTGATTATTCTTTTAACACAATAAACAACATTCGATAAATGCAGAACATACAATTATATATTGAAGGGCAAGGGGTTGAAATGTTTAAGGATGAAAGCATAAGTATAACGCAATCAATACAGAATGTAAAAGACATAGCAAAAATATTTACAGACTTTACAAAAACGTTCTCAGTTCCTGCTTCTAAAAATAACAACAAGATATTTAAGCACTATTACAATTTTGATATA